AGAAACTTAAAGCTAGGTTGCAAAAAAGATTTCCTGATTATAACTTTGATGTACCTGCACCACCAGATACTAAATGCAAAGCACCATTTTATTGCGAACAGAACGAGATTAAATATTCAGATATGGAAGGCAATCTTTACTGTGGTTATAGGTATAAGCTGACTGATGAGAAGAATCCGTTTACTTGGGAATGGAAAGTATGTCACGCTTTACTAGAGCCAGTAGATATACAAGCCAAACATAAGAAAGATGAGGTGGAACTATTTTAAAATGTTTAAGTTGTAATGTAGGTGAGCTTGATTTGTTCGGTGAACCAAGCAAAATAATAAATGGTTATTGCGAAGAATGTAGAAAGGTAATGGAATATGCAAACACAAATTATAGATAGACTAAATGAACTTTATCCAAATATGGATAAGCTACAAGAAACAGAAGATCCATTCTGTTCTTATGATGCAATGAATGACACATACATTGTAGAGATTAAGTCAAGAGATAAGACATATGACAGTTGGATAATAGAGAAGAAGAAATTTGATTCTAATATTATCAAAGCTATTGAGGAGAACAAGTCTTTTATTTATCTTACTGAATGCAACGGTAAGGTTATGACTTGGAATATTAATAGAATGATTGCAGCTGAATATGATTTCAAATGGGAGCTTAGAGATATGCCTTCCACTACAGAGTTTGACAACAATCATATGATAAGTAAAGAAGTAGGGTATCTGTTTGAAGCAGATGCTAAAGTACATACAAAGGAGATATTATGATAGACACAATGTTAAGCAAAGCAACAGAAGGTATGTTGATTGCAGAGTTACTAAACAGAAAAAATGAGAAAGGTGTTCCATTCTTTATGGGTAAAAGCATATTGCTAACTAATGGACAACAACAACTACTAGCAATTCTTCCTAACATACAGATACTTACAACACTTGAAGAAGAAGAATGAAGATAAAAATAATTGTTTCAAATAGTGGAGAGTTTAAAGACATTCAGTTTGAAGATGCACCACTACATATACCTACAGAGGTAGAAGTAATTGAAGAAGAAGAATAAGTACAGACCGTTACCTGACTATCTTACTATTCAACCAAGTAAGATAGAAGGGTTAGGTTTGTTTGCAATTAAAGATATACCTGCTTATGAAGTTATAGGAATGACACACGCTAAATGGTATGGAGAACCTGATAACTTACTACGAACACCACTCGGTGGATTTATTAATCATAGCGATAGACCTAACTGTGAGATACAAGGTAAGATGACACGCTATCTATATACATTAGAAGATATAGAAGCAGGATCAGAGCTTACTGTTAAGTACAGTATGTACTCTGTCTAAACTATCTTATAATTATCCCAACCATCTTTATCAATAGTAAAGGTTAACACTCCAGGCTTACTCCACATACCAGTTCGTGCAGTAAAGTCTATACTTGCATCAATAGATGGGCATTGAAACCAAGTTCTGTTACCTTGCTGCATCATACGAGGGTGATGAAAGTGTCCTGTAATAAGAATCTCTGCATCTCCAACAGGAAAGTCACCAAACATTTGTCCTTGCCACCACTTCATTATCTTTCCCTCTGGTCCTGTACCACCACTGTGCATATGTCCGTGTGTGAAACCTACAGTTAATCCTTTTATATCTACTGTATGATGGAAACCCTCTGGTAAAGACACACTTACCTTGTCATATCGTGGGTTCTGTTCCATAATCTCTTGGCATATCTGCAAGTGCATAGTGTCAGAGTTGTCTAATCGTGATGTAACTACCTGTCCTTTGCCTGATCTAGCCATTTCTCCGTGGTTAGCAGGTACACCAGCCAGTACAATCTTGTTTGCATAGGGTAGAAATGTATCAACAGTTTTCATTATCAGCTTTCTTGCTAAGTGATACTGTTGAGATAGATTTAAAGATACATTATGTGGTTGAGAATCGTAAAATCCGTAGCAACCTTCGGTTAAATCGCCCATAGAAAGCAAATAAATTTCGTCTACGCTACCTAGTCGCCTAACCTCTGCTACTGCTCTCTCAAGTGCCTTGTCGTATCTCTCAAGCGTTTTCTCTACACCGAGGTCAACTTTCCCTAGTTGCCAGTCACTTAGTGTAAAGATGTATGCTAAATCACTTTTAATCTTCTTTTTCTTCAGTGGTTTCTTCTTTGATACTTCTTTAAGTAGCTTGTCATACCATTCATCACGAGCAGGATGTCGCCTTCTGACTACTCCTTTAAACGCATAGAAGGTTTCAACATCTCCACCTTTAAGTTGTGTGTTCCAAGATGATGCTTTGACTTTACCATCTATCTCATAATGTTCTGGATCAAAGCCCCAGTCTTTTAAGATGGTGTCAAATTTAGATTTGTAGTTAGGGTCTTGCCCTATATGTGTTATCTCTCCTAAACCAGTAGCCTCATCAAACTCTGCTGATGGTTGCCAACCTGATTTAAAATAGTTATTACCTAAGTCTTTTTTATCTTTTTTCATACGCAGCCTTTCTGTTAAGGCTCAGTATAGTCAGATTTACAGACAGTTTTCTAGGATATTTTTTTCTTTGCGAATGTTTTAATAACAGATAAAGCTGCTCCACCACCTGCAATAGCTGCAATTTGTAGATTGTTTATGTCAACTCCAACGAGTGGACTAATAGTTAACGCTCCAATAAACCCTTCAATGAAGGTCCATACTGCTCTTTCTAACATATCTTTTAATTCTGGTGTCATTGTATTAACTTTCCTAACTTTAATTTTCTCTCTATGCTTTCTAGTTTAACAAGAATTTTGTCTAATTTACTTTCAAAACTAGTTGGTATGTAAACATTATCAGTTGATTTGTTATCTATGCTAGGAGCTTTCTCCTCTATAATCCATTGTCGCCAGGCATCTCCAGGACATTGTGTTTGTTTAAAAGAACTATGTGGTCTTAGCTCTCCACCGACTTGTTCATAGAGCCATTTGACAGATGCAATAGCTTTATCTGAAGGCTTGTCGGTAGGATTGGAGCCACCAAGCCAACACACAGCAACATAATGCTTATTGTTAAAGTTAATTTCTTCACGGTTGTTACCACCTTGTGCTGCTGATCTGTTTCCAAATCCTCTGCCTTCATATATTTGTCCTGTATCTCCTACTAAAAAGTTATATGCTACATCATTCCAACCTCTATCTTCTTGATGCAGTCTTTGTATTGTTTTACACTGATCCATCTCTGCCATATTGCCAATAGCAGTAGGATAAGCTGACCAATGTACGACTAAACCTTTTACTTCTCCCAGTTTAGAAAAAGATTTCTTATTAGGTTTAGCACCCCATATATCTCTTGCAGTTACTTTCATTATCTATTACTTTCTAACCAAGTAATTCTATCATCAAGTGTGTCTATTTCCCACATTCTTTGTTCTAAACCTTGTATTTGTGTTTCAAGTCTGACAGATTTGCTATTAAGGTCTGTCCATTCCCACTTCTCTGGTATATATTTCTGGTCTAAATCCCAACCACTATCCATAACATCTTGTCTGATACTATTTATCTCTGATTGTAAGTATGCAATTTGTTCATTGGCTCTACCTAAATTACTAGCTGCCATTTCTAAATCATTAATCTTTTCATACAGTACTGCTATATCATTAGAAACCATTGTGCTTTCTTTTAAAGCACTGAACTCATACTCTATATTATTCATCCTGTCATCAATACCAGTTAATGTAGTAAGTACAGCATTAAGTGATTGTATTCCTGCACCAACAGATGACATAAGAGCTATGCCTGTTACGACTAAACCTATATTATCTCTTATTTTTTTTAGCATTTTTATTTCCTATTAACAGTGCTATTAAAAGCTCTATCAACTACCTCCACAACAGCCATTACCACAACAGTCCATACTATCCTCCTAACTTAATAAGAACATCTGTTAACGCAGAGTTTAGTTCTCTTTCTCTCATAGCTAGACCTACAATATTTTCTTCTAGCTTTTGTATCTGTATCATATACACTGCAACTTGTGATTGCAATGTATTGACTGTGTTAAATAACCAAGCAACTAATGCAGCAAGTCCACCTTGTAATACTTGACTTAGGTTTACTTGTGCTTTCATTACATTGTTAAGCTACCAACAATTAATATAACTGTGGCAACTAATCCTAATACTTTGTAAAATTCTGATTTATCCAATTTGTTATCTAGTTTTTCTTCTAGTCTGTCTAATCTTTCTATGACCAATTTTAATAATTCCTTCTGTGTGAAGCCACTGTTGTTATTACTCATTGTTATGGTAGATCCTCGTGTGTTAACCAGTCCCATTCTTTATCATAGGACATACGATTATCCCAATCGTAATCACTTATTCTTTTAATAAATCCGAGAGTTTCTTTTAAAAAATAACCTAAAAGAAAACCTATTAAATAATCCATACTATGGATTTTATCACACGATTACTTATTCAGGTTTAGGGTTATCAGATTTTACTTGTGCAATGTGGTCAGCCCAGGTAGTTGT